CCTCGCTTCTTTAACAAATGTGTGGGGATACTCTTCACTAGCTTGCGTACACAGCATCCAAATGCGGTTATCTGGAGTAACGCCAGCCACACCGGCAGCCTTGCCGTTGGGTACCACAAAGAATACTGAGACAGCTGATCGGTAGTAAGACTCAAGGACCGCTGCCGGAGCAGTCAGTCCTGTAGTCTCTTCTACTTCACGTTTGTCTTCCCAACGCAGGTTTTTACCTACTTGAAGAGCTAGTTCAGGGGTGCAAGGTTTAATGTACTTACTTGCGTACATGCCTTCGATTGTCATATCGTCCGTCCCAGCTGCCTGAGACAATAGTAGCGGTAAAGGGGTCAGGAATCCTAATTGTCAGAGTATACTTATCATTCTTTTTGTAAATAGGTACACTGACTGATTTATAGAGTTTAGAAGGAATGCTGTTAAAAGCGTTGATATCAGCAATAATTCCAGACTCATATTGAATGTGAGGATCTGTTTCAGGAGCAGTAAGATAAAACTCCATAGGACCAGAAACTCCAAGCTCAAAGTTAAGGCGTTGGATTCGTAGATCAGCATCAACGTCAGTAATCCCGTCTTTTAAAGAATAATAGTAAGAGGGTAGTTGAATTTCTGTAGTATACTTGTAGCCGATAGCTACGTTAGCATTAGTAACATCAATGTTATTAAACGTCACATTAGCGCCTACAACAGCGTCAGGAGACGCTACATAGCCTGTGTCGTTGCCGCTGAGTACAACCATAACAAGATCATAGTCAGGACCTGTCTGAACGGCATATGGAAGCGTGATAGTGGTGTTTCCATCCAGCAAACTTTTATTGCCTGCAGGAGGAATGTACATATTATCTAGTGTTGCTTCAAACCTTCGGCTAACAGTCAAAGGAGAGGCAGGACTACCTGCACCAAGGATGTAGCTTCTGTTAGCAACTGACTCAGTGACTAGCTCATGCTTAGACAAGATAAAAGCAGAACCCTGTTTAGTAACAGCATAGAAGCTACCACTGGTGTATAGGGTATGTTTAATAGGACCAGCTAGCTCCCACGTGTACCATGCAGACTGCTCTCTTTTATTGCCTACATTGTAGTATTTGTAATGGTAAAGGTACTTGGCGTCTTTAACAACATATGTGACAATACCGTCTTGGGCAGAGTTAGAAACATTATCAATAGCCTTAGGTACAAACTCAGGAACAACCCTAGTCTGCTCTACAACATCAGGAACATCGGTTTCATTTCCAACTCCAATCTCAAACGCTTTAGTAAACGAAGAAGTGTTGGATGCGAACATGATTGATGTACCCATGTCAACTGGCGAGATGTACTTACTACACTCATAAGAAGACAGTTTCTTAAGCTGGGCAGTACTAGGACCAAACTGATCTGAGTCAGTGAAAAGCATGAACTGGGCGTTTTCACTAAACAGCATAACACCTTTCTGCACAGGCAGAGCGTGGTTAAGCAGAGCAGGTTTAAGGTCAGAAGCAGCAAGATCAATAGGATCTGCATCACTAGAACTTAGAGCTGATGTGATAAAGAAGTTAAAATAATCAGCAGGCTGACTTAAGACAACTTGTTCATCAGCAATAATGCCAAACCTATTACGGTAAAAGAACAGAGCACTAATTTTTTTGTCAACAAAAGTTGGCATAGGATTAGTGTCTTCATCTCCTACCTGCCGATCTACCCAATAGTTATCGGGTTCGTTAGAAGGGTCAAGTGTGGTAAAGGTGAAGGTACCGTCAAGGTTATTGACCAAGGCATGAGGCATTGTAGCATAGTCAAAGCCAGCATCAATGTTTCCTGCTACAGTTTCTTCCCAAGATCCACTACCCTTATCACTGTTATCAGCAATAAATTCTACGTAGTAATCATCTTCAGCTGCTTCAGTATTGGATACTTTAACTTTGTATCCATGCTTACATTCGGCAGGAAGGCGAGAAACGTTTTGGATTGTATCTGTAAAACCATACAAAGCATCGCTAGCAATACCACCCCGTACAGTAATTGTAGAGAAGTTACCACTAAGATAGATGCCATAGCCAATAGGAGTAGCAGTAACACCAGGATACTTAGCTTCAACAGCTGCTGCAAGTTCACCGAGAACGCTGTCAATATTCAGCTCTCCTTCAGTTTGATCCTTAGGAGTACGGTAGTAAGCACCGTTAGAGTCAGCATAAGAAGCGTAAGGAGTAACAGAAGTAATGGTCACAGCGTAACCAATACCTTCCACATTTACTGCAAAAGAGGAGCCATTAATAACATCATCTCCTCCATCTTCCAGCACAACAGTTGCATAATATGCACTATCGTAATCAGAACTACTAACTGCGTAAATTTGGGAAGCAACAGTGACTGTAACCTTAACCCCTTCATTAGCAGAGTTTGTACTTACAACAGTCTCTTGACCTTGATACAAACCTTCTCCGCCAGAATCAGTCCAAGTAGCTGAACCAGTAGTCCCTTTTTGAACCTCTACTGTTTCTGCTCTGTACTTGGTTGTAGTGCTGATGTTTGGGTTATCAAGAGAAATAACATACTCGCTGTTGTATGTAATAGTGTTTAAAGTGACAAACCCATAGGAGCTTCCAAAGCTGGGAGTAGTACGAGCTTTGTTAACAGTTTTATCAGGATTAGCAATGAAGGTGTAATCATTGATAGTTAGAACACTATAAGGTTTTGTAGAACCAGAGCTGCGAGCAAGATAATTAAGATTGACGCCAGCAGCGACACTAACAGTTTGTTGAGTTCCATCGGACAAGTCCCATACTTTAATTTCAGGAGTGTCAGTAATTTGGACAATATATTTATTATCTCTGTCTCTGTCAATCTCAAACCATTGTCCGCCATCTTCAGCATTAGCCAATGTACCAACGTATTCACCAGGAGGACGCTTGACCAGGCCAAAGGTTACATCAGGATAGGCATTATGACAGGTTCTAAGTTGTCCAGGAAATTTAACAAAATCTGGTTGTTGTGATACACCACCCAAAAAGTTGGGAATACGTTGGTTAATTGCTGCCATTATCGACTAAGAGCTTGGAACGGTTTATAGCTGGTGTAGGGGTTCCTCAGATCACTGGAGTTAAACACATTATAATCAGATTGCTTTGTATCATACTCTACTGCCAAAGCACGCATGAGCTGCTCATCAGTCTGTAGGATACGAACAGTGTCAGTGTCACTTACCATACGACCTGCTGCAATGCGAGCAGCCCGTGCAGTAATGTAATCTCGGAAAGCCTGAGGAATATCAGCAAATTCATAAAACCACACTACATCACAGTAGAGGATTTCAATGTCGGTAAATTTAAATGAATGGTTGTAACGATCATAAAGTTTACCCTCACGTCGTACCACATCATAATTATCCTGATGTTTGTACCTGTTCACATCAAGCTGTAGAACAGCAACAGGAATGATCACTTCCTGCTGGGAGTTAAGAGTGAAGGGGTATTCATATTCAGTGTTATAGCTCCAACCCTCTGATTGGATTTCACGGCACACCTGTCGGAGAGTGCTCAGAGCAATAACAACTTCAGGACTTTGTGTATCAAGAGTATTGACCGGAGACTCACCGATACTCATTAGAATTGAGTTAACAGCATCCAGTTCGGTGGACGTTGCGTATGAAGGAGTTGCCATAATAACTATAAAAAAAGGGCTCCCGAAGGAGCCCCAGTAAACAACAAAAGTGTTATCAGAAAGCAGAACCGGCAGTGCTGGTAGCGTGGAGTTCCACACAAGCAGCAGGGTTCAGGTAATCGGTACCCATAGCCAGACGACCCAGGATCACGTCACCCTGATAAATCACGGAAACGTCACCGCTGGTGACTTGCACTTGGGGTCCAATGGTTTCAACAACACCAGCAGCTTCACGTTGGAAGATCAGGCCGCAGGAGGTGTCGAAGTCAGTAGCGGAACCATAAGGGTTGTTCTCGCCAGTAGCAGTAGCTTCCACGTCAACGCCAACAAAGGAGCCAGCATTGTCAATGGTCGAGTTGGTACCATACTTACCCAGGAAGGGCAGGTTCATGGACAGGTAGATCTTGATACCAGCAATGCTCATGATGCCGTT